GCACGTGGCATTGGTCATGCTGCGATCAGAAAGCAGTAGACGTGGCGGGATTGGGCTGGTCCCTGCGGCCCAAGACAGACAAGCCGAATGAGGTGAACAAGGAGCGGGTGGAGACTTTCTTTAAGAACTGCAATCCGGACGGGACGTTTCGGAGCCTGCTCTACAAGGCGCAATTTGATTTTGAGGCTATCGGCTGGATGGCGGTTGAGGTGCTGCGGGACGGGAACGGGAGGGCGGGAGGCTTGGCGCATGTGCCGGCGCAAGAGGTGCGGAGGCATAAGGAGGATCCGATTTACTGCCAGATGCAGGGAGGGCAGGCGGTGGCGTGGTTCAAGCGGCTGGGCGAGAAGAAGGAGTACGACCGGGACAATGGGGAGGTGCTTGAAGGCGTGGACCCGAACAAGCGGGCGAACGACATGATCTTCATCACCGGCTATTCTCCGCGTTCGAGCTATTACGGGCAGCCGCCAGCGATTAGCTGTCTGCGAGCGCTGGTCGGAGATGTGTACGCACAAGAGTACAACTTGGCGTTTTTCAAGAGCTCGGCGGAGCCCGCGTATATGGTCATCGTTGAGGGGGGCGATCTAGCGCAGGAAACCATTGACGAACTTATCAGCTACGTTAGTTCGCTAAAGCAGAACCCGCACCGGGTGATGACAATGAGCTTGCCGCCGGGGGTTACTGTGCGATTTGAGAAGATAGGCCCTACTGAGCGGGACGCGAGTTTCGAGCAGTTCGAGGAGCGGAATCAGCGGAAGATTCTGGCGGCGCATAAGGTGCCTCCGTACCGGCTCGGGATAGCGGAGACGGGGACTCTCGGCGGAAGCGTGGCGGCGGATACGACGGAGATTTATAAGGCGTCGGTGATAAAACCAAGGCAGGAAGAATTGGAGAAGGAGTTGGACCGGGTGATTGAGATGGGGTTGGGCGTGAAGGATTGGGGTTTCAAGTTCGACGAGATAGATACCGAGGACGAAACGGAGGACATCCAGAACAGCGAGCGGCTATTCAGAATGGGCGCGATAACGCCGAACGAGGTGAGACAAAGGCTTGACCTGGGTGATGACTATCCGGGTGGCGAGAATTTCTACGCGACGACAACCGCAATGGCGGTAGGTTCGACAGAGAAGGCACTGGAGAAGCACGTTGACGCTGCTACTCGAAAAGCAACCGAAGATTGAAAGGGCGCGGCAGAGGCAGCACGCGGGGATGATGCTGTATCGCCTCATGCGGGAGCGGAGTCTATACGTGGCGCTGTGGCCGTCCTTTTCTCGCTGGAAGCGGGAGTGGAACCAGTATGCGAGGAGGAAGCGGATTTACGAGCGGCTGGAGGCGGCGGCTACGGAGTATCGAGCAAAGCTGAAGAAGGCAAAGGGGCCGGACCCGAAGCTGATGGTGGAGCGGATGGTCGCTTGGCCATTCAAGGCGCCAACGGTGGAGGGGAATAAGATTTTGGTGAAGGAGCTGGTGGACAGCTACAACGGGGGAGTGGGCGTGGCAACGCGGAACATAACCGGGTTGGCGATAGATTTCCGGCTGAGGAATCCGGCGATGCTGGCGGAGATAACGAGGGCGGGGGAGAAGATCGTAGTCGGTGCCGCGAAGACTCAGGTTGAGCGGATCCGAAACACGCTGAGGCAGGAGTTCTTTGATAAAGGCAAGGGGGCGCGAGAGGTAAGGCGGATGTTCAGGGCGCATTTTGATGATGCCTACCGAGGGCAGGGGATGCTGATAGCGCGGACGGAGACGAAGAATATCGTAGCGCAGGCGAATCTGGACGCGATGGTGCATAACGGCGTTGAGGGGAAAGGGTGGAGGACGACGAGTGGGAATCCGTGTGAAGGCTGCGAAGGGAACGATGGAGTCGAGGTGGGCGTGAGCGAGTCGTTTCCGAACTGGGGCGAGAGTGAGGCTGATTCACATCCAGGCTGCATGTGTTACGTCTATCCGGTAACCCGGCACGAATTTGAAGGCGAGCCCTGGAGAGGTGACTGATGCCCTGGACGGCTGAGGATGCAAAAGGGTTCACACAGGCGGCGGATACGCCGAAGAAGCAGCGCCAGTGGGCGGAGGTGGCGAATAGCGAGTTGGCGAGCTGCCTGAAGGCCGGTGGGGAGCAGAAGGATTGCGAGGCGACAGCGATAAAGGCTGCGAATGCGGCGGTTGCCAAGGAGGCGAAGGTGGAGAAGGAAATCATAACGGAGGTCGTCAAGCGTGACGACGAGAAACGGTTGGTGTACGGCGTGGTGCTGGTGCCGGATGAAGAGGACCTGCAGGGGGATATTATCCCAGCGGCCGTAATCGAGAAAGCAGCGCATGACTACGTCATAAAGAGCCGGCAACTGGACGAGCAGCACGTCAGCCCCGTTGCGGCGGACGTTGTCGAAAGCTTCATCGCACCTATGGATTTGAGTTACGACGGGAAGCGGGTGAAGAAGGGCTCGTGGGTGATCGCGGTGAAGGTAACGAGTAGCGAGCTATGGAAGCGGATAAAGGACGCAGAGCTGCGGGGATTCTCGATTGGTGGCATAGCGGTAGCGAAGTGAGAGGTGACCTATGCGAATTCTGAAGGACCTGCAAGTGATCAAAATTGCATTCGTGGACAAGCCAGCGGTAGAGGATGCCAAATTCCTACTCTTGAAGGCGAAGGGCGGCGCTGTGCCTCCGCATACTACGGTCAAAGCGCCGGAGGGGGAGGCGTGGAATCCAAGCGCGGCGGAGCAGAACGAACTGCCCGACAGCGCCTTTGCCTGGATTGACCCGGAGTACGCTTCGGGCGAATCGGACGACAAGAGCAAACGGAAGCTGCCGCATCACAACAAGGCGGGTCAGGTTGTATGGCGGGCGGTTGCGGCGGCGGGGGCGGTGCTGCAAGGTGGGCGAGGTGGGGTGGACATCCCGGAGAGCGACGTGGCTGGAGTGCGGCGGCATCTGGCGGGGCATTACGCGCAGTTCGAGAAGGAGCCGCCGTGGAGCGCGGAGAAGTCGAAGGGGCGGAGACTGGTGGAGTTTGTGAAGGGGCTATTCCCTGGCGACGAGAACGGGGGAGAAGAAATCGAAAAGGAAGGCCGCAAGATCAGCAGCGAACGATTGAAGCGGCTTAAAGAAGCTGTCGAGGCGATGACGGCGGGTGCGAAGGCGGTCGCCGAGATAATCGCCGAGACAGACTTGGTAACACAAACAGAAAAGGAGGCGGCGATGACTGAGGATGAAAAGAAAGAGCTTGAGGACATCAAGAAGCGTCTCGAGGCTCTGGAAAAGGACGACGGTGAGACTCAAGACGAGGACACCACGGAAACCAAGAAGGAAGAAAAGGCGGAAGATACCAAGGAAGAAGAGACACCTGAGACCGCCGCGAAACTCGACGAGGTGGTGAAGCAAGCCGAAGAGATCAAGAAGGCGATCAAGGCTGTGAACGAGAAGGTCGAGAAGCACCTAGCCCAGACGACCAGGACGAGCAAGAAAACGGGGGCGGACAAAGAGGAGAAGAAGGAGAGCATTTTCAAGGACGTGTTCTAAAACCGATCTGAAGCGGGGCGGGTTGGCCTGATCAGCCGATCTTCCCCTGGAAGGACATAAAGCGTCTGGCCGTATACGGGCGGCCAGGCGCTTTTTTTGTTCCGCCCCGCATACCACAAACAACCAAGGAGGTGAGAAGTGATTACTAGTGCTGACGAACTACTGGAGGTGGCGAAAAGCGAAGACCCAGTTACCACTACCACGCTCGCGGGTGGGGGCCTGCTCCTGACAGAGCAGGCTGATAAGTTCATCCAGCAGACGTTCGACGCTGCGAGGACGACTCAGCTTTGCCGCACGGTGAAGATGAACCGCGACAAGATGGAGCTGGACAAGATCAGCATCGGTTCACGCATCGCGCGATACGTGGCGACCGAAAACGAAGATCAGTCGGACTACACGAAGAAACCGGTCTTCGGGAAGGTGGAGCTGGACTCGCGCAAAATCGCGCTGCCGTGGGAGATCAGCGAGGACGCACTCGAGGACAACATCGAAGGCGGCAACCTCGAGGACGTGATCGCCGGGATGATGACTACACAGTACGGTCTCGACCTTGAGGACCTTTACTGGAACGGCGACGATTCGGGCAGTGACGATCTACTGAAGGCGTTCGACGGCTGGCTTGTGCAGTTTGCCAGCGCCCAGGTTGTGGATGCGAATTCGACCGGGTCCTTCAGCAAGGACATCGCTTTCGATGCTTTGGCCGCACTGCCTCCCCGATACCGGCGTGGTGCCGCGAAGCAGCAGCTCCGCTGGCTGATGGCGACGAAGCAGTACGACCTGTTTCTGGAATACGTCACCAGCCGAGCGACGAACACTGGCGATGCAGTGCTCGTGGATGGTGAACTGAAATCGATCCTCGGCATCGGGGTCGAAGAGATCGCGGCGCTGCCTGACACGGTTGTTGTGCTCACGAATCCCAAGAACCTTGTCGCTGGCGTGCATCGCGCAGTGAAGATACGGCGCACGTCTGAGGGCAAAAACGCGATCATGACGGACAAGCGCTATTACGTCGCGTATACGCGAGTCCATTGCCAAGTCGAGTGGCTTGGCGCGGTGGTTTACGTCAAGGAGCTGAGTTCAAGCTACGACGTGACGAGTGTCTCGACTTCAGTGACCGAGGTTTCGCCTGTCTGATAGCCCAGGCCGTTCGCCGCATGGCGAAGAAGATGAGGGTGGGAGGCTGGTACTCCTCCCCTGGCCTCCCACCCTTGGGGCTGAAAGGAGGACGAATTGGGAGAGCTTCTCGTAGAGGTCACGCTGAATCCGGAGCATGAGGCGACTTACAAAGTCGGGGGATACGAGTTCAGCCCGGAGCATCCAAAACAGCGGGTCCCCCGGAGCCTAGCGGAGCGGTTGTGGAGCGAGCCTGCATTCCAGGACGACCAGGGGAAGCCGCTGAAGCCGCTATCGAAAGGCGGTGTACTGCTGCTCATTCGCAGCCACCAGGCGGACGATTTCTGGCCTCTGGCGCAAGCGCTGAATAAGCGGGGCTGGGAGCCGCACTTCATGGAGGTGCAGCGGAACAGGCGGGACGACGATTTCAACGAGAAGTGGCTGGCGGCGCGGAAGACGGAATTCATGAGTCTGGCGTTGAAGCGGCCGGGGAACTGGAACCGGGACGTAAATGCGGAATGGAACGGATACGACCTGATTGAGATTACTCGCTTTGCTCGGTGGCGCTGGAGGGTGAGGGCGGCGCCTGCCGATGAATTCGTTCTGGCTTCCATACAGTGGTATCTGGAGAAGTACGAGGAGCTATTCAAGGAAGCGAAACCGAAGCTTCTAGTCACGTTTGGCGACATGGCGCACGATCAGCGAGCGGCGGTGGAGGTGGCGAAACGGATGGGCCTTCCGGTGCTGAGGCTTGAAGGGGGCTTTCTGCCAGATAGCAGCACGCTCGATCTCGGCGGGATGTACTACACGAAGGAGTCGGAGTTCGAGGAGATATGGAAGTCACAGAGTCGCTTAACGCCGCAGGAGAAGATCAAGCTGGAGCAGTTCGTGAAGCTCTGGAAGCAGGGCGGCTTGTCGAAGTACAGGAACTCAACTACGCACCAGAAGATGGAGGACGTGGATGTAAAGGCTACCCTACCGCCCGGGAGCGCCGGCAAGAAGCTACTCCTCGTCATCTGCCAGACGACGGGTGACGCGACGATGTTCTTTCCGAAGGTCCTGATGCAGGCGAAGGAGGAGTTGGCGCGAGTCGCGTGCGAAGCGATGAAGGGCGACAACGGGTGGGTTGTGCTTGTGAAGCCGCACCCTTACGAGTCCACGGGGAAGTTGCGCGAGATCGTTGATGTGGCGCATTTCGACGCGCGGGTGATTGAGAACGTGACCGCCCACAGCGCCTTGAGGGCGGCGGATGCGGTGCTGACCATCAACTCGACGATGGGCTTTGAAGCCCTCGCCTATGGGTTGCCAGTGATTACTCTCGGCGGCAACTGGTACACGGGGCGGGGCGTGACGACTGACATCCGGGAAAGGGAGGGCTTGGTGGAAGCGGTCCGGGGGGCAGTGGCGAAAGCACGGCGGCCACCGAAGGCGAAGACGGAGCAATTACTGTACGCGACGATTTTCCGATACCTCTTTCTCCATCGAAAGGACACGGGGCGCATAGATGCAATCCTCAAGCAGGTCGAAGCCGCGAATTAACATAGTGGCGAGAACGATCAACGCGTGGGTGTTCCGGGCGATGAGCGAAGCGTTGCTTAATCACTGCCGGGGCGTGGACATCATCGTGACGCGAGCGCCGGTTGGCGGCTGCGATCTGTATCACTTCTTCCGGCCGCAGGACGCTACGGCGGTTGCGGTGCGGGGATTCTCCAGGCCGTTTGTGACAACGCTTCACGGGGAGCTGCCAGGGGTTACCGACTACTCGACCTGTCGGCCAGCTTACGATTTGGCGGAGAAGATAATCTGCGTCTCTGAGAGCGCGAGAAGCCACTTGACAAGGGCGGCTGGATTGAACGGGAAGTTGAAGGTGATTCATGCGGGCGCGGACGCAGAGCGGTTCAGATTTGAGCGCTGGCCACAGGGGCACTTCACGGTAGGGGTTGTCTCGCGGAACTATCCGGCGATGCGGAATATCGTTGATGTGAAGGGCGGGGACGTGATTCAGGAAACGATGGTCAGGTTGCGGGAGAAGATCGGTGATGTCCTCTTGATGGTTGTGGGTGTGGACTGGGAGAGTTTGGTAGATGCAATGCTCCGGGCATCAATCCCAGTTGTCTATTACGACCGACGGCGGAACTGTACTTATGAGGACTACCCACGGCTCTACAACCAACTGGACTGCCTGCTAGTGGCCTCGAAATACGAGGGCGGCCCCGTGGCGGCATATGAAGCGATGATGTGTGGGCGACCAGTAGTAGGCCCCGCAGTGGGAGTGCTCCCGGAGTTGATTGACCAGAAGCGAACGGGGGTGCTTTGCGAGAGGACCGCGAAGAGTCTTGCCGAAGGCCTTGCCTGGGCAGCCTCGATGCGTCCGAACTTCGCAGACGATCGGAATAGCTGGCGTGAGGAATGCAGAGGGCGAGTGGAGCAGTTCACATGGCAACGATGGGCGCAGGAGCATGAGGAGCTTTATCTGGAGACATTGAAATGCCAGAACCAAAGCACGAAAACTTTTACCGAGAACTTGCAGCCGCAGAGTTCAAAGGCGAAGTCCTAGCACGGCTTAAAACGATAGATGAGAAGTTGGATAAGCTAAACGGTCTGCCTGAGCGGTTGGCGACAATTCGGAGCTGGCAGAAGGCGCTGACGGCGGCGATAGGAGCCGCATGGGGCGCATTCCTGTATCTATTTTTTGGGAGGTCGCCGTAATGGGGAATTATGTAGCGATAGCGGACATTGACTTCTGGCCGGCTGGATGGGAGGCGGCGACGAAGGAGGCTGTAATCAGCCGGGTCGAGGAATACATAGAGCGGGTGTGCGGGGACAGGTTCTACAGCTTCTCCGAGACGGTGACGGTGAACGGGAGCGGGAAGCGGGAGCTGCATCACGGGCAGCCGTACAGATTGAGTGAGGTCAGCGCCATTGAGATTAACGGTTCGGCGGTGGATGCAGATGACTACTCGTATGACGAATGGACCATCTGGCGGAAGGCTGATTACAGCGGCTCGGAGTGGTGGGCGAATTATGGGCCGGTATTCTCGGCGGGGATAAGGAACGTCGAGATCGCCGGTGTGTGGGGGCACGATAGTACGCCGGAATCTATCAAGCGAGCGGCGATACTGCTTGTGCAGTACGAGCTGTCGATCATGGGCGAGGCAAGCCCACCGGCGGGTGGGGTGGCGCAGTTCCAGAGTGAGAGGATGGGTAACTACAGCTATAGCCGAGCGGGGCAAGCGGGGCCGATTACGCCCCTGCCGGAGGTGGATAGGCTCTTGGGACCGTGGATCAAGGCGAGGATACGCATTGCATGAGCCTCATAGGTTTGCTGCCAAACAGAGTAGATGTATTGCGAGCCACGAAAACGAGCGACGGGGCCGGGGGCTTTACGCAGACATGGGCGACGCAAGTGTCGAACCTGCGATGCCGGATGCAGCAGCGCTCGGGGAGGTACGGACGCGGCGCGGGTGGAGTGGAAGAGAACATAACACACGTGCTTTTCTGTGAAGCGGATGCGGACATACGAATCGGCGATCGCGTTGAAACTAACGGAGACAAATATCTGGTGGTGATGAGAATGCCGGTATCGGGTCACTGGCAGACACACCACCTCGAAGTTGATTTGCAGAGGATAGAGGAATGAGCCAGCGCTGGGGAATGGACTTCGACAGCGCGGAGGCCGAGGTTTTTCTCGGACGCTTGAAGCACAAGGCGGAAACGCCGATGGGAAAGGCGCTGATACGGGCGGGGAGTCCGGTGGTGGCGGAAGCGAAAAGACTTGCCCCGAAGGATACGAGAGGATTGACGTTATCTATTAACGCGGCAGTCGATGAAAGCGGCGCGAGACATACGCTGTTTGTCGGCACGCCGCTCCAGCATGGCTTATTCCAGTGCCTTGGATTCAGGCATTGGAAGAGCGGCGAGTGGATTGAGAGGCCATATTTACGCCCCGCGATTCACGCGAAGCGCGGTGAGGTGCAGGCAAATCTGAAGGCGGAGGTACAGAAGTGGCTTCTTTCGTAGAGGCGGTATGCAGCGCGGTCCACGCAGCGCTGGCGGCTGACGAGACGCTAGTTGGGTTGGTAGGCACGGCTTCGCAGATATTGCGGACGTATCAGCCGACGCGGCTCACGCCGCCCTGTGTATTGATAAAGGCGCTGGAGCACGAGCTCCCAGTGGAGGGAGCGGATGAGCTGCGGCAAGTGAAGCTGGCGCTTCATTGCTATGCGAGAGCGACGGAGGCGAAGGGAGGGGATTTCGCGGTGGCGGAAATCGCCGACCGTGTAGTGGCCCTTCTCCATCACAACCTAACACTGACCTATTCAGGTTACATATTTGACCTATGCGAGGTAATAGGCGCTTTTGGCAACCCAATCTGGAGCGCACCGGAACAGGCATTCAGGATAGATTTGTGGACGGCGATCAACCTGAAACAGTCATAACGACTAGGAGGTAAATGATGGGCGATGCAACGAAAATATACGTCGGTCCGGCGAAGATTGAATGGTCTGCCGACGACGTGGATTACTCGGACGTAGGCTACACAACGGGGAACGGCTTTCGGCTAGTACCGGAGGCTCCTCAAGAAGCGATCGAGTCCGACCAGACGATGGGTGTGCTGAAGAAGTACCGGCCCTCTATTCGGCAGTTCATTGAGTTCTCGCTTCAGGAGACGGCGAACCTCGGGCTGCTTCAGAACCTGATGGGCTGGGAACAGAGCCCCGGTTCGGGAATCAAATACAGCCCGAACGTAGGTGAACTCTATCTGAAGG